GCGTTGCTTGCGGTTAGTGGCGGGATCTGCGCTCCAATGGGCGCAAGCGTAGAACCAAGCTCCACTCTAAGCGCAGTGAATGAACCATTCATCCTAGAGACATAACCCAAAAAACTTGCAATTAAAGTTTGTCCTGACTGTGGGCTGGCAATACCTAAGCGAGTGTCAAACTCATATACGCTCAATTCGCATAAATATTTCAACCTTGACGCATCTTGGAGTGCGTTGACAGCTAAAGAAGTTGCAGGAAGTTTTACTTGTATTGATCGCCCACCAAACGCAGAGGTTTCTGTAATGCCGTCACAAGCAAAAGGGAAAAAGGTATATGCCTTGGCTGATACTGTGACAGTCTGATTTACATAAAAATTTTGCCACAACTGATAGTCCGCTCCACCTGAAGCGTAGATCCTTAAGTATTGAGCCTGGCCCCTAAAACTCATTACGAAACTCCCTGGAACTGACGTGAGCCATAACTACGACCACCACGCGAAAGCGATTCTGTTAGTTCTCGCATGCCTTCTTCAAATTGGCCCATTGTTAGATACGTCTCATTATCTTGCTGCATTACAGGCCCGGTCTGAATATTGATAGCCCCAACAAATCCACCATCCGCAAACCCTGGAATAGCAGCATTCCCACGGCTGCCTGATAAGTAATTGCTAGCAAATCCAGCAGCCTTGCTTTGCGGGATGATGTATTCAGGTTCGCCACCTTCACCGACCATTGCGAGCGTTGGCCCATTAACAACGCCACCCTTCGCAAACTGCGGGACAGTCATTTGCGGAATTAGTGGAATATTTGGCGCTGGCAATCGGTTAAATGCAGAGATTAAACGATTGACAATACCAATAGCACCGTTAACGCCTTTGCCGATTGTTGAAAGAACATTGTTAAAAATCCCTTTAATGAAGTTAACAACCGCTAAGAATGGAGCTTTTACAACATCTGCAATTTTAGTAAATAAGCCAACAAACCCATCGAACAATTTTTGCCCAAATCCCAGCACAGGCTTTACATAGTAGTCCATATAAAACTGCGCAGCTTTCTTTAAAACATTGCCTACGATATTAAATGCTGCTACGAAGAAATCACCAATTGGTTTAAGCGCTTCTGCTATTTGATCTCTGAAAGCATAAATAGCGGCCCCAGCGGCTACAAGAAGTAAAACAATGCCTACCGGGCCAGAAAGCACACCAGCCACAGCAATTCCAAATGCTTTTACTACTGCTCCAAACTTCACAACAACTGGCAACCAGCCCGCAATAGTCGCGCCTATTTTTAACTTTGCTATTGCAGTTAAAGCAGGGCCAACAGCAGCGATTGCAGGTGCAAGTATGACGAATGCCGCACCAAGCCCAAGGATGCCCGCCACGAATGTCTTGACGGGACCAGGCAATTTACCAAATTGGGTGACTAATCCAGCGAGAGCTTGAACGATTGGAGTCACAGCAGGCAGCAACTCTTTGCCTATCGTTGTTGACAAATCAGCCATTGCTTTTTGGAATGCCTTAAAAGCATCTGCTTTTGGTGGCTCTTGCCCAGCCAGATCTTGCAGCGCTTTGATGATAACTTCGGTTGTAAGTTTGCCATCAGAACCGAGTTTTTTGAGTTGCCCAACCTGTACGCCCATCGAATCTGCGACAGCCTGACCAATCGCAGGCAGCCTTTCCATAATGCTTCTAAATTCATCACCCTGTAATGTGCCAGATCCCAGAGCCTGACTCAATTGCAGCATCACCCCCTCAGTATCAGCCGTAGACAAATTCATCTTGGCAGCAGCAACGTTGACGCCGTTAAAGGTTGTCTCAATATCATTCAGTGAGATGCCCATTGGCCGCAACCGGCCATACAAGTCTGTGACACCATTCGCTGCTTGAGTCGTACCAAGCGTGAATTTTTCGGCTGAGGATGCTGCGAACTCCTGCAGCCTTGCAGTCTCTCCATACTCCGCACTCAATAGTCTCAGTCGCTTGCCAGTCCTGTCTGCTTCAATGCCAGCACCAACAAATCCCTTCACAAGAGCCGCAGTGCCTAGGCTGGCGAGGACGCCTTGCAGTGAACCACCGGCAGACTTAAGACGCCCGAATGCGCCCTTTACCTTTTCAGTTTTTTGCTCGACACCGCCGAAGCTACCCTGTAGTTTGTTGGCTGAGCTCTGCAGGCCATCAAGAGTCTTTTGCGCGTTGGCGGCGTCTACCCTTACTTGTACGGCAGCAACGACAGCCAAAGAACGCAGCCAAGTTCTAAACGCATTTTAGCGGCGCTTCTGTTTTCTCTCGGCTTCTATTCTTTCCTTCTCTTCAACCTCATACAGCAGAGCCCATAGCTGGAACTCTTCAAGGCTTAGCCGCTGTGTCAATTCGGAGAGAGTGTACCCAAGATCGCGGCAGATGCGCATCATCAACCTTAACGGGTAATCTGAACCGACACAGCTTGCTAATTTTTTGCTTCTTGCTCGGTGACGTTACCCTCACCAGTGATCAAAGCCACCATCATTGCTTGCAGATCCTCATCACGCACATCATTCTTTAATTCAGCGATCTCACCAGCAGTGAACATTCGTTGGCCATCTGCATCTAAGGCCTTGGCTACCAACAACTGCAGCGCCAGCAAATTGATGTCATCACTCTTAGCAGCTTTTTGCGCCTTCTCACGTTCGGCCATCGTCAACGGGGTGCTCCAGAATTCGAATTCATCACCGTTGCTTAGAGTCACGATCCTCTGGATCGGCACAAGATTGGCTGCCTTTTTGAGGCGATCAAGTGCGCGGTTACTGACGGATGGCGACATTCTGATACTATGACTTTATTAATAATAAACATGGAATAGCCCCTGATGCAAGATCAGAGGCCGTTCCAATTAATGCATATTATGCAGATTTGCTGAAATCGAAAGTAGGTACAGCAGACGGTCGGAATGCAACCTCGATTGATTGCGCGTCATCGGGCGTAACTGAGAAACTGGCAGACGTCAGCACGGCCTCCAGGGAGATCGATCGGCTTGCTGATTCATCGACAGTCCCAGAATTTACAACACGATCAATGTAGAGCTTAAACTGAACACCAGATTGTTGACGCTGAATTACGTCTTCGACCAAACGAGAGGCGATCGTGGTGTCATCATCTGTTGTGTAGATAGTAGCATTGCCTGAACCATCAGCAAAACCAGTTATATAAGTTTTGAAAGGCGCAAACTGGCCAAGAGTCTGCCCAATTGTTGTGACGTCGTACTCGTCTCTTGTAATCTCAAAACTCCATTCTCGAACATCTCCAACCGCATCAAAATCAGAGTATTTGATGGTAAAAGGCGTGGTGCCATCAGTGCCGTCATTACTAAGGGCCAGCTCAGAGCCGCCTGCAGTTGCGGCAAAAGTTGCTGCGCCGGTTGAAGCTGTATAGGACCGGACAAAGACAGGGGTGCCCGCAGCTAAACCACCAGGCAGAGTGCCGCCTGTACCAGTCCCAAATGAAACCTTGTCATTAACTTTGAAATTTAAAAAAGCGCCAACAGCAATAGTGTTGCTGGCGTTAGTGACGTTTGCGGCTTTAAACGTGCTGTCAGTGCCAGCAGGCTTGTAGTAAAGAGCGCCGGACGTACCGGATAACGTGGTGGCCATGGCGTGTTAGCGGCAGTAGGCTTTACGCTTATTCTAGATAAGCTTCAAAAGTTATTGTAATCTGCGTCTGGTAATGCCCTTCAGGTGAAGACGGCAGAACCTGTGCAGGCCCAGAGGCAGCATCAAAAATAATGCCACTTACGGTTTGCCTGTCGAACAGATTCTTTAAACGTTCTGCAATCGTAAAATTGCTGCCAGCCCCAATTCCCACTTGCGTGTATACATCAATGACGACTGTGCCGACTTGCCGGTTTTTGCCTGCGGCTGGAGCCATCAGAGTTGCGTACGCATTATCGCCAAATCTGATTGCTACGCTGACCCAAGGTGTATCGCTTGGTGCCGTGAAAGGTACGTTCTGATAACTTACTTGATAGCTTGGCGACAATGCCATCTCGGTAGCAACCCGGCCTTCAATGGCACCCCTGACATCATTAAAAGTGCTTGCCATCAGTCAGAAGCCTCGATGCTGCGTGCTTGTCTTTCAGCATAAAGCTGCATATCCTTTGATATCGTTTGTACCCAGCCTGATGGCGCTTGCTTAGACCACCCATTCGCTAACCGCTCGGCATAAGGCAAATTATTGGAAATAGACGCAGAATATTTTTTGATGCCAACATCGTTCTGCCAGTTACGTTTAAAAGTACCGGTATCGATTGGGCTGGCTTCTTTGAGTCGCCTCTCTGCTTCTAGCGCAGTTGCAGCCACTAGATCAATGACATTCTGCCGCACGTATTCATCAATCTGATCAAAACGTATAGTGCGCATGCTTAAGACCTCAGGATCAGGATGTGTGAAATATTCTGATTATCTTGCTCAATGGACTGAATCTGAATGATCTGATGAATGCTGCCTGCTATCTGTACTTCATCCCTGGTGCTTGGGGCAGAATTTAATGCAGCCGCAGCAATCGTCAATCGCTTGTCTGTGCTTTTAATCAAATCACTGACCTCAGACGTATTCACATCCTCGATTACGCCTTTGATGATGGACGAAGTGATTGACTCGCTGATGGCCCCAGACGAAGTGTCGTAACTGCTGGCCACAATCCGCCGGTAGGTGATATCACCACCTAGCTTTTGCACCGTTTTGTTGGCGACTTTACGCAGTGAACTAGCAAGACCCATTAGATGCGATAAGCAATACATGCTCCATTCTGGAGCTGGATACTAGTGAAAACCCCGACGACGTGAAAACCCGCTGGGATCGTCTCACCGTCCAGAGAATTGCCAGTGTAGTTTTCTGTGACCAAAGACGTGATATGCGAATTTTCGTAGAAATCGATATGTTTAAACCGACCAGTATGGGCCGCAGTGTCAGTAATGACCTCAGCACCAACGGTATAATCGATTCCTAGATCGCCCAGTCCGAATCCTTTTGACATGACTAGAGCCGATATGCGATTACGGTGCCACTGGTCAGAGTCACACTGGTGATGACACCACAGATCTCGGCTGAGCCACTTAAAGCAATGGATGACAGCGTGTTGCCTGTGATATCCTCAGCAACCAAGGTAGCAATCACAGAATCTTCTAAGGCCACCACTTTGCCAAAACGACCGGTGTGGGCAGCTGTGTCGTCAATAAATTCTGCACCGGGATAGGTATAGCCCATGATCAGCTCCGCTTAACAGCAATGTTACCTGGCCCACTTATTCTAAGCCCTGTGAAGTAGCGCTCAACAATCGGCGGAATGCGATCAGCACCGACAGCACCAGTTTTATCTGGAGTCACGCTAATGCTGCCAACGGTCACAGCTTTGTAATCCTCAAGCCCACTTAGGCCCAGACCATCTTTATTATTGTTTAGGTATGCAGCCAGGACAGCTTGAGCTTTCTTGACCTGATCTGGAATTTCAGTGTCTGTAAAGTAATCTGTCGTAATACGGAACGGGAATCCAACAGCGTAGGTGTTGATGTAGGTGTCCGGCTTACGCACGCCTGTTCTTGGCCACTGCATCGCCTGAGTGTCTGTTGCTCGTGCACCTAAGAAGCGTTCGCGGTCGATCCGCTGTGCTGCAGTATAGAGAGCCCTATTCTTTTGATCTGTGGTGGCGGAAGCCCACGCCGTAATATCGTCATCCTCGATTAGGCCATCAATGATCGCCTGTGCATCAGTCAGCGTCAGGTAGCTGTTGGCGGTTGCCTCGCCCGCTGTTGCGTTGATCGATATCGCCATGGTGCTTTGGTTTTGATGGCTTGTTTTTCTTTTTTACAGGAACGGAGGCCGCCGCTTTCGCAGCAGCCTCTCGTGTCTGCATCCGCCTAAAAGCGAATAGACCCATCAGGAGCTTGCGCCCTTCAGAGCTACATAATTGACCACGATTGCCTCACCGAGTGAACCGGCGGACACGTTTGCAACTGTGACCTTAAATGATCCAGCTGCGATCGAGTTGGCTTGTACTAGGTAAGACCCAGCAGTGCCAGCCGAACCGTGATTGACCACCACCACATCGGTGGCTGTGATCTTGTCATTGTTGACTTGAAAAGTCACCTCAGCTGCCGCCGCGAGTGCGGCATCATCGAGGGTGATCTGACCGGACTCTGCATTGAGAGTCACAGCAGTGGCCTTGCTAGTGGCCTGGGTGACAGTACCGCCGCCGGTAGGACCGACGAGGCTGCCAGCAGTCGCCTCAAAGATTGATGCCATTGTTAGTTACCTCAATCCTGATGGCTGACGTTGGTGGCCCGTACGATTCCAACGTTCTTGGTTTCGTACACTTTGGACCAGTTGCCCACAGTCTCTAGCTGTGCGCGTGTTGGGTTGGCAGTAGCCGAGCCCCACTTAAGGCCCACCGGATGGTAGACATAATGAAGATCGATCGACATTGCATCGGACTTCGCGAGGATGTCCCTATCCACCTCTGTTGACATCGCCATCTGTTCACCAGATGCAACGGCACCGGATGTGAAGAAGAACGAGCCGTACTCAGTACTGGATCCAGACCCTACAGACTGTACGTCATCTGAGACAATCACCCGTAAGCCCATAAATGTTGGGACTTCTGGATTACCAAATGCATTGGTCAGATCACCACCAGATTGGGTGGTAGATGTGCCGCGTGCATCATCAGTGGATACGTATTGAATCGCGTTGCGCTCAACGAGATCGTAATATACGTTGCTGTGGATAGCTACTGCTGATAGCTTATCTCCTTGATCACCTAACAGCGCACGAGCCTTAGCCACAGTGCGTGGGCTTAGTGATGTTGGAGTGTCGCCAGACTCAGAGTCGATGCAAAGATCGAAAAGAGCTGAACTGCTGCTGTTGGAATTTAGGCTGCCAAACGCACCAGATAGGCAGCTTACCAAGTCTTTTTGACGCTGGTGTGCTACATAATCAGCGATCTTGCTGCCAATAGCGGCCATTGGATCGGACCCAGCAGCCAGAGCAGCTAAATCACGTGATTCAAAAGCGCGGCCACGGTGCAAGATTACGCCGATCTGTTGATCTGCAGTGATCTTGCCTGGAGTCAGTGAAGAACTGTCAGTCAGAACCTCGAAATCGCCAGTCAGGTTTGCCTTGTAGAAAGGCACTTTAATAAAATCACCACCCTCGGCAGCATTTAGCTCAGCCATCGGCTGAACCACACCGCTAGCCAAGAAGGCGTCGCGTTGTGTGGTCTGCTCGATGACATAAGGCGTAAATACCTCGGGAATGATGATGTCGGAGCGAAGAGTCGCCACGATTAATCCTCAAGAATGGTTTACGATGCAATGGGCGCGGCCCTGGTTTGATCAGCGCAACCGAACAAACACTCATTTCATACTTTAGCGCACTGCGGCAGCTTTTAATCGGTCATATAGGGCACGATCTGTCCTAAACAGCCTGGATTGTTCAGTTAGATTGAAATTTGATCCCTGCTCGAACGGATTCTTAGTGCCTGGGGGGATCTCACCAGCAGCTCGGCCAACCGGTGCACCGCCACCCTGGGGCTTGGGTGCTTTTTGCATCCAGGTTGGCAGCTGTCTAGCCCATTCAGCAACTGGCGTTCGTTGGTAACCGTCAACTACCACCACTGAACCATCAGACTCGCGCTCGATCTGGCTGCTCGACAATTTGGTTTTAAGAATCATGTCTGGGTCATGCACAACATCCGCAAGAGCGCTGATCGCAGGCGTGATCAATTCAAGCTCGCGCACACGTGCCTCAAGCTCAGAAATCCTCTGATCCTTTTCTGCTGTTGCGTCACGGAACTGCTGCTCTAGCGTCTGGCGTGCTTCGGTGTATTTGCCCTGTGATTCGAGTTCTGCCTGCTCCGTTTTGCGCTTGAATTCCAGGAGCTGCTCGATATCGACTCCATTGGGCAGCTTTGGCGTCTTCGCACGCGCAGTACGCAGCTCTGCGATCAATTCACTGTTTTTTCTCTCGAGCGCACTCACGCTATTCTTAAGCCCATCAATTTCTTGAGTTTCACCAGTCGGCGCTGCCTCTTGGATCTGTTCTTCGGACATAGAACCCGCAGGGTTTATTGCCTTACCACTTTATCTTATTCGACCAATATGCAGCAGATAGCCTGCCTTTCGCAATATTACGTGCATGCCGTGCCTTAAATGATTGGCGCCTAGTTTGATCGGCTTTTGACTCGCCCTTTTTCTTGGGCGAGCCACTTATGCCCTGTTGACCAAATCGGATCAACTTGACGGTCTTTCCAACTTTTGCGAGCACAGCATGCGATTTAGACGAATGAGAGGGTGTGCGTTTCGGCTGGTTGTAGTCATCGAAACGCTCACCGGCACGCTCAACTGTCATCTCTTAGTCGGTTTCTTTTTCTTTTTGTTGCTGCTCATCTTTGTCTGAGGAGGCTTCTTTGGGCCGGAATAGCTAGGCATCAGGATTCTTCCTTAGCTTCTGTCTTCTTAGATGCAGCCTTTTTAGCTGCGGGCTTTTTGGGTGGGCAAGATGCTGGTGTTGCTTCTTCTGCCTGAGCTGTGAACTGAAATTTGCTATGCAACTTAGACATTTGGGTAGAGCTTGCGCAACTGTTTCAATGTTACCTCAGACCCATCATCCCTGACGAATTTACTCAGCGCTTGTTTTGGTCCGAATTTGTTCGCAAGATAAAGGAAATATGGCGATTTCGATTTGAAGGCAGCCTGTATTTCAGATTTGCCTTCTGGAGTATTCCTCATGCCATAGATCCACTCAGGATAGGTAGTGTCTGCTGGCACCAGGCCAGACGCGCTCGCCCTCATACCCTCTGGGGGTGGTTCAAGCCCTAAGCCTTTAAAGTCAACCACTGGCACGATCGCAGATCGGCAGTTGAAATGCTGTGGAGGCAATGGACCCTTGCCCTCATCAAACACCTGCCCATCTAGATCTCTACAGATTGCAGATGTACGACTGTCCAAGGTTGCACTATACCGATACTGCGGCGCAATTCTGCGATTGGCAGAGTATACGGCCTGACTCGCTGCAGTTGACACCTGATTTGTCACAGTACGCACCAACGCCATAGTCTGGCGATTGGCAAGGCCGGTTACTTGACCGCCAGCTTGAATATACTGCCGTGCCGATGCTCTCTGGCCAAAAGACAGATTACCCTTCAGCCTTTTTGCTATTTGGTCTGTGGTCTCGCCAGTCAGCATGCCATTTCGCACAATCTGCGCAAACTGAGCAGCACTCTTTTCTGTCAGCCCTCTAAAGCTTTTCTGGACTGTACCACCACCAGGCAACGTAATGACAGCTCCTTGCCTAGCCGTCAGATTGAATGTTGACGGTACTGCACGTAGCTCATCACTGAGCACGGCGATGTTCGTTTGCATGGGGTCAATCGTCACCACAGATCTTGCAAATTCTGGGCTTACGGCAACGGTATTAACCATCGACTCTGACCCACTTGGCAACACTCGGCGCAGATTCTCCACTGCTACTGAACTCTGAATTTCAGCTAGACCAGTGAGCTCTTCGGCTAAGACACTGATGCTCTGCCCAGTCCATCCGTTTAGCGAATCAGAGAGTTGAGCAAGAATCGCCCGCAGTCTCACTGCGCGATAGCTATCATTATCGACACCGAGCATATCAAGTTCTCTTACCGTTTCCAGAATGATCTGGTTGTAAGATTCGATCAATCGGCGCGACACATTGTTGCTATATCTGTTGAGATCTAGTGCGTTTCGGAATAGCGCAGACGGTGTGCTCACTTGCTATCACTCAGGCATAATGGTCAAATTCGGCGCTGGATCCGCTTTAGTGGTGACGATGCCATCAGATAACCCGTCGATCTGTGTGGCTTCTAATTCAGCTTCTACTTCGAATTGATCGCCTAGTATCTCGCCTTCAGATAGGCGGTCTAATAGAGTTTTTTGCGTAATAGTTCCAGCTGTGTATAGCTGCAGCAGCGATGATACATCCTGCGCATCAAGCTTCTGTCCTAGGAAATCTCGGTTGACGTATGAGCTGCCAGGTTGTGTGTCTCCAAGATATTCTGCATGGAATCTTAGGCAGCCGTCAATCATGTCTTGCATCTGCTGCGCAATTGCCAGCATGGTTGAATCACCCTGACTACGATCAATCTGTTTAGATGCAGCCGTCTCAGCTGATAGCTTCTGGCCGAGCACAGCGGCCAAACCTAGCGCATTGATCTGTTGTTCAATCTGCCTCAATCGCTCAAATTGTGCATCAAAGCTCTGACCTGCCGGTTCGATATATTCTGCTCTACCTTCGGCTGGGAATGCGATAGCCTCGCCAGGTCCGGCAGACACCTCCTCAGCGGCTGATGGGAACCCAAAGAACGCCAACATTGGCACTGCAGAAATATGCAGTTGGTTGTCTAGGTCTGACTGCACTTGATAAGACTTGAGATTGAGCTCTGCAATATCCTCCAATGGTGGCCGTGACTCAAGATATCCTAGACGGTTGGCATACGCGACACTGAATGGGATCTCTGATGTGCTGGTGGTGCCTTCATCTACTAACTCAAAGTCTGCTTTAGCATCGCGACGGTAGATCTTGAACTCACCTGGTGTCAGCACCCGGATCTGATCAACCACTTTCTCTCCAAACTCGCCGTCAGGCTGAGTGATTTTCTCTGCTAGTCTTAGCATGGTCAGCCTTTGCATGCCATTAGCAAGATCAGACCGCCAACCCAGAATATCTCTTGGTGTATATGTCACCCAGTATGGCCTGCCTAATGTACCAGCTGCTGGTGCATCTACAAGAACTCCAACATGCCCATATCGGACCATCTTACGAGCTGTTTCATACGTCCACACGTTCAGATCATTGCCTAACAGATCGATATCAAATAGCTGCTCTCGAATCTGATCCGATGTATCATTAAGCCTTACGGGCTTTCGGCTAAGCATTCCAGCCAACATGCGCTCTAGACGCTGTACGAATGGTGGACAGACGCTTCTGGCGAGCCTGCGATCGTAGCTTTCATCTAATTCGCGCACTTCTTGCGGCAGATATCGCCTGTGCTTACGCCGCATTTCATACGTACCTCCCACCAGATCCTCAAGCAGAATCCAATGCGGTTCTTGATTTACCCAGGCAGCATTTGGGTCATTGACATGCGTGACGCTTGAAGATGATTTGCGATTATAGAAGTTATAGCCTGAATACACAGCTGATACTCACTCGACTCTCCAAGTCTAATAGATTCTGATGCCTGTGCCCCTGCCAACATTCATATGCAGTGGATTTAGCTCACGCCACACGAGATAGCCCAGGGCATCATTCATGTGGTCATATCCTGCATCCTTGTCAGGATCCCCTTTTTCTGTCCAACATTGCAACTCCAATGATTCAATGGTCTTATCACAGCATGCTGACATTTTTAAGCGGATTTCCCCTTTCCCATTCTCCAAAGCAGCTTGAACAGCAGCCACCCGATCACGGACGGGAGGGTTGGCCTTTGGCGATTGATTGCTGAACCCGTAGGATTCCAAGATCTGAATGTCCGTACGTGAGGCATTAGTGCTCCGGTTGCCGCCAGAGGCATCTGGATATATGAAAACTTTATTAAAAGGATATCGACTCTTGATTTCTTTGGCAAGAGCATCTGTGTCATGTGCACCACTGATCTCGTCGATGACATGTAGGCATCCGCTGGTCCGAACTGCGATAACAGCAGACATGTTTTGGATATTGAAATCTAGTCCGACCCTTAGTGGTTCATCCTTTAACTCAATCGGCGGTTCACAGACATGGGTACTTCTACTAAATCGGTCATAGACAGCGCCAGTATTTAAATTTACAAATTGCCCATCAAGGTACGCCTTGATCAACTTCTCGGGATAATTGGCCAAGAGGGAGTCAATGAAGCCATCTGGCAGATGCGGATTGTCTGCGGTTCGTGCTCGAATTAAGCGCTTATCCGGAGCCGAATTGCGTTCAAAAGTCTCCCAAGCCCAGCCGAAGCCCTCGGGGGTTGTGGCAACATAGAACTGCTGAGTGTTGCCAGATCTCAGTCTGGCCAGCGCCATTCGAGATGCCTGCTCAGCCGTGCGTCTATTC